TTTAGCAGCCTGTGATTATTTTGTACGTGTGAACATGTATCTTGGAAGGTACAAGTTGATTCGTTATGTTACAACACGCTACCTTAGTAAGTATTATTCTAGGTCAAATTTTATACGAGTTCAGAGTAGTTTTGCCAAGCGTATTTGTGATAATAAACAGTGGTTATTCTTTGTAGCAACGCTGGGTCTAGTCGTACTTTTTCTTAAACATACCCTCAAACCAAAGAAAGGCGAAGAGGAAACTAGAACAGAAGATCATTGTGAGGTCGACCCTGGATATGATGACTATGTAATGCAAGGTGAAGCTGACAGGTTTGAAGCTTTGAAAGCTAAGGTAGTGCGTGAAGATCGCTCTAATGTGTGGTATAATTCCAATGTGGAAACAGCCACTTTTGAAGTGCCCCACGCTGTCTTGTGCAAATCGCATTTAACTGCTGAAGAAATTCGGGACCTTTATTCTAAAAATATTGTTAGGCTTAATATCCGTTATAAACGTATGGGCTTGCCGAAAATCATAAACACAGGAGGAATTGTTTTAACAAACAATATCATACTTGTCAACAACCATTCTTTGCCAACGGATATTGATGAATTTACTATTGATATTATAACAGGTTTGACTGTTACGGGTGTAAATGGTAATTTGCGTATGCGGTTGACTAGTAAGGATATAATCCGAGATTTTACAATTGACAGTGCTATTTTTAAAGCCAACTCACTGCCACCTAAGAAAGATATCCTCAAATATTGGGGTTCATCTTTTGGTGATATTTCCAAAGCTGTTGTTCTTCAAAGAACAGGTGATGGATGCTGCACCCTTCGAATTGAACGAGCACTTTCAGCGCGTCACAACATGCATTTACATGCCTTAAACCGCAGTTTAAATGCCTACATGGTTCATTCACAACACATTACAAAAGCAGGTGACTGTGGAAGTATGCTTGTGAATCATGGACCGCGAGGACCTTGTATTGCTGGCATGCATACTTTTGGGGAAGGTTTTCAAGCAGGATTTGTTCATATAGGTAAATCAAGTCTTACAGATATGATTACTGAATTGAATAAACAATGTATTTTACCATACAATATACAAGGCAGTTATGGCCCTGATTTGAGTATGGAAGCTAATAGCAATCACCCTATACCTATTGTTTCTCTCCACCACAAGAGTGTATTTAGGTATATTGAGAAAGGCACAGCTGAAATATATGGTTCTTTGAACATACCCCGTGCTTTGCCCAAAAGCACTGTACGTGAAACTATATTGTCAGATGAGTTTAAAACTCATTTTAATATAGTTAATAATTATGGACAACCAGCTATGTCTGGTTGGGAGCCTTGGAGAAAGAATGTTATTGAAATGGTGCAACCACCAATAGTGATTGATTCATTTATACTCAAACATTGTGTAAATGAATTTACCCATGACATCTTGGCTTCTTTGCCTCCAGGGTGGAAAGATGAGTTATTCTTTTTGAATCGCATTGAAGCTATAAATGGTATACCTGGTGTTCCATTTTTAGACCGTATCAATGTTTCTAGTTCCATGGGTTTTCCGTGGAACACTTCAAAGAAGAAGTATGTTCGTTCCACAAACAATCCAAACAATATGGATGAGATCACCTTCACCAATGAAGTTTGGTATCGTTATGAGGCCATCATTGGTCGCTATGAAGTTGGACAACGAGCCTTTCCAATCTTCACTGGTCATTTAAAAGATGAAGCCACTTCATTGGAAAAGATTGCCTTGAAGAAGACTCGTTTATTCACAGGAGCACCAATTGATTGGTCTCTTGTGGTTCGTTCACGCTTACTTTCATTTGTGCGTTTAGTGCAGAAGAATAAGCTCATATTTGAAGCTGGTCCAGGAACAGTATGCCAATCGACAGAATGGGGTGATATTCACAGGTATCTCACTAAATACGGAGATGACCGCATTATTGCTGGTGATTATGGCAAGTATGATAAACGTATGATAGCTGATATTATATTGGCTTCCTTTGAAATTATGGTTAATATTCATCGTGAAGCTGGTTTTGAGGAACGTGAATTATTACAAATCGCAACCATTGGTTATGATATAGCATTTTCTATTGTTAACCTTAATGGTGATTTGGTGGGTTTCTTTGGTACTGAGCCATCAGGACATCCACTCACTGTTATTGTTAATTCTTTGGTTAATTCATTGTATATGCGTTATAGTTACACGATCTTGAATCCAGCTCATACATGTGCCACCTTTAAACGTGATGTTAATCTTTTCACATACGGTGATGACAATATCATGGGAGTTAGTATTAATGCTCCATGGTTTAACCACACTTCAATACAACATGTCTTAGGAACAATAGGGGTGGAATATACCATGGCAGATAAAAAAGCCATATCCAAACCTTATTGCAATTTGCAGGAATGCAATTTCCTAAAACGAACATGGAAATGGGATGATGAAGTTGGTGCATTTTTGTGCCCCCTTCAACTCGATTCCATTTTTAAAAGTCTAATGATAGGAGTTCCCTCTAAAACTATATGTTCAGAAGAGCAAATGGTTAATATCATTAGCAGTGCAAACGTGGAATTCTTTTTCCATGGCAGAGAATTTTTTGAGAAACATCATGGTTTCTTTAGAGAGATTCTAGATAGGGATGAATTTAAACCCTATGTGCTCGCAACGACACTTCCAGACTGGCTAACCCTCAAAGATAGGTTTTGGAAGGCGTCTGAGCAAATAGCCAGTCGTTGCTAGCGGTCCGGGTCGATCGTTAGTACACTATAAAAAGACTTAACAAAAATATAAAAACGAACTTTACAGATATAACCGAAGTCGATAACTCACTCTCCGAAAGTAGTGAGAGAACAGGAGTAGAATTGGAATGCTACTCTTGGTCTATGTATGAAATTCCATCTTTTCGCAATTTTTTGAAATTAAAATTGCAATCTGAAGAGGTATCTGATGAAGGTGTGGGTGGTGCTAAAACCTCCCTTGCCACTGATGATGTTATGAAATCTCAGACGTTGTCCTTTATGGACAATAATGCTGGCACTTCATATAATATACCCACTTCAGAAAATGTCGTCGCTTTAGTTGATTCTACTGAAGATTTATCTTTAGGAAAGTTTCTAGCCAGACCTACGTTAATAAATTCATTCACTTGGACTACTGCACAAACACAGGGTCCAGCTCAAACAATTCAACCGTGGTATTTATTCTTAAATTCTGCGGCTATCAAAAAGAAAATTGATAATTTTGCTTTTATTCGTGGTAAGTTACATATCAAAATTATTTTAAATGGTACTCCATTTATTTATGGTTTGATGAATGTATCTTATAACCCATTGCTGGGTTCTATGGCTAGTAAAATCAATGTGAAATCAGGATCTGGTAATTTGGCTACTATGATTCCTTTATCACAGATGCCCCATATTTATTTGCAACCTCAAGAGAGTGCTGGTGGTGATATGGAATTACCTTTTCTTTATAATCGAAATTGGTTGCCTTTGACAGCTTCTGATACTCAAAATTT